AAGCGGCGAAGCGGCGACAGAAGCGAGGGCGACCGCGTATCGATGCTCCTCGCACACCATCAGGACAGATCTCACGCTCCAAGGAGGCAAACATCGAAATGAACATGCAGCCAGCGCTCGACCGTCGTATCCGGCATTACGGCATCCGCTCCACCAAGGATACGCCAGCGCAAATCCTGGCTGGCGATCCGGCGTGGGGCTATCTGCTCGGTCGCCTGCTCAAGGACGGCACGATCAACAAGGCGCAGCATGACGCCGGCAACCGCTACGCCGACGATATGTCGTCCTATTTCGGCCTGACTGGCGTCCCGTTCCCCTCTGCTCGCGCGCAAGACTTGTTCGCAGTGCGCGGCAATTCTGGGGACGATAATGAAGATCGTGGCAAGCGGGCTGTAAGGGCCCGGAAGCGCATGGTGGAGTTGCGCGATTTGTTGCTGGCCTGCGGCGACATCAGCACGGGCCGACGCGTTCTGCATACCGTCAATTGCGTTTGCATCGAAGACATAGACCATCTGCGCACGCTCAACGGGCCGATGCGCGCATGGTTGGTGCGTGGGCTCAATGCGCTATATCGGCACTACGAGGGTTAACTGATATGAGTAAAGACAACGGAAGAAGCAACGCAACGACAGCTAATAAGCAATTTATGAAGGGTTCGGGAGCGTCTCACGCGACCTTGAAAAGAGACCGGCAGATACGTCGCAAGTTTGAAGCGCAGATTCAGGCAAAAGCCGACGATCGCTGGCTGAGAAAGTTGCTTGGTAGATGACTGAGCGTGCTTTCCCAGTGGAGCAGCGCGTGCAAAACGGGCGCGCTCACGCCGCTTTGATCATTCGGTGCCGGAAGTGCGATGGCAGCGATTTTATGGTGCGCGGGAGCGGTAGGGCCAACTCGGCTAACGCGTCGAAGTACTTTCAGCGTCGGGGATGGGAAATCGGGCGCGGCCCGCACATGGACATTTGTCCGCTATGCGCCAAGCCGCCAAAGCGCATTCAGTCAGAAAAGCCGAAACTTGTTCTCGTTCCCAAGGTGGACCCCATGGAAATGAAAGCTGATAAGCCGCGCGAAATGACGCGTGAAGATCGCCAACGCATTCATGCAGCCATCGGTGAGCATTACCTTGATGATGGGTACTCGCCTCCATGGACGGACAAACTCAAAGCAGAGGAACTTAAGGTTCCAGTCGCTTGGGTTGCCGAGATACGCGATCAGTTCTACGGGCCTGAAGGTTCTAATCCGCTATATGAAAAATACCTGGACGATATCTCGGCTTTCAACGAGATGTTCCGCAAACTCGAAGTGCATCTAAAGCAGGCGGATGAGTTGCGGGCTATGGGCGCTGAGCTTGATGCCATGCGCAGAAAGATTGAAAACGACCTTAAGGGCAGACGGGCTTGACATCGGTTCGCAAATCACCGATTGTGCAGGAAATGATAAGTTGACGCTTATGCGTCTAAGGGTCGCCGAGAAATCGCGCGGCCTTTTCCGTTTGCGGGTCTCGCGCGTCGCTGTGAACAGCATCGCATCGGATAAGTGCCTGACCTTCGCGGTCGCCACCCGCAAGCCCGATTCCACACAAATGTGGAGCGCAGTGCAATGCCAGAACCACGGCAGATCGAAAACCTGGCTGAACAGGCCACCAGGAAAGCTCGGCGTCTCCAGTCCAAGGCCGCGCTCAACAACGCAATCATGTTGATGGCGCACGACTGGACGATGGAAGAGATCGTTGAGATCCTGCGCACTCACGCGGACCAGATTGCCGAGTTCGGCTAAAAATACTGCTTTCGCGGGATTCAAATGTTCGAATGCCGATATTATATTGACGGCATGGACACGTTCGATGAACTCATTCACGCCGTCCGTCTTCAAAACCACCCCATTGCAATGATGGCGGCGCTAACAGTCGCTCTGCTAGCCTTGGAAGTCTGCATTGGAGCGGCGATCATCATCTTCTTGAGAATGCCCGGCGTTGTTACATACGGTTAGGCCCATCGCCATCTTCGCCGCACTTCTACTCCTTGCTTCATGTGAAACATACCAACAGCCATGCCAGTTCAACCGCTGGCTGGTCGATCCGTATTGTAGGTAATGCGCCAGGACCGTCGCAGTCCAGAAGCAGAAGCATACCGTAAGCTCTACAAGACGGCGCGCTGGCAGAGGATAAGGGCAGCACAGTTAGCCAAGCATCCGATATGTGCCAGATGTAAAGCCAAGGGCTACGTCACTACTGCTACTGTCTGCCATCACACGGATCCCGAGACCAAGAAGACAGCGTTCTTCGATGGCCCGTTCCAGTCCGTCTGCGCTCCATGCCATGACGGGCAAATCCAAAGCGAAGAAAAGACAGGCTTCAGCCGAGAAGTAGGCATCGACGGCTGGCCAACGGACGATCGGCATCCATCCAACCGCGTAGATGGCACCAAGCCATAAGCTCACAAGCGGCAGATTACACCACAAGATCGAATTCATGAGACGGGGCGGGGAGGGTCGATCCTTTTTTCGATTCTGGCCCAGACCGCTCGCGGACCAAAAGTTTTCGTTTTTGCAGATTAAAGTTCTGAGATTGGAATTCTGCAATGGCGTCACGCGGCGCAAAACCAAAACCAGCGCATTTGAGGCTCATTGACGGAACGCGCAATGTAACACGTCATGGGACCGAAAGCGACCTGAGAAATATAGCTGAAAGCGCGTCCAACAAATTCGGCAAGCTTTCTCGTCCAAAATCCTTAAAGGGTGAAGCTCTGACTGCCTGGAAGCGTTACATCGAGCCGGCATCGTGGCTTGACGGTTCTAAAGAGCCCGCTGCAATCGCTTTCTGCGAACTTTGGCAGGAATTCAGGTTCGCGCCGACAAGTTTCCCGGCCTCCAAGCATGGGCAAATGCGCGCCTACATGAGCGAACTCGGTCTGACCGACGAGCGCAATCGACTCTATGACGATAAGCAAAAAACCGACGACGGTTTTGCCTGATCGTGTGACCGCCTATGCAGAGGCGGTTGTTGCGGGGTCGATCATTGCAGGGCCGCATGTTCGCAATGCCTGCCAGCGGCACCTGGATGATCTGAAGCGCGACGACATCGCTTTCGACGCGGATGAGGCTAACCGAATAATCGAAGGGTTTTTCGAGAAGCGCCTGAAACTTAGCGAAGGCCAGTTCGACGGCAAGCCCTTCAAGCTTCATCCTGCCCAGGACTTCATTGTAGGTTCGATATTCGGTTGGAAGCGGCTCGATAAGACGAGACGGTTCCGTCGTGCTTATATAGAGCAGGGGAAGGGCAATGGTAAGTCTCCGCTCGCTGGCGGGATAGGCTTGTGTGGCCTGCTCTACGATGGCGAAGCCGGCGCCGAAATCTACTCGGCTGGGGCAACTAAGGAGCAGGCAGGCATCCTTTTCCGCGACGCGGTCAAGATGGTAGACCAATCGCCAGACTTGGCAACCCGGATCAAGAAAAGCGGCAGCGAGGGCAAGGAATTCAACCTCGCATACCTGAAGAATGCATCGTTCTTCCGCCCGGTTTCGAGAGAAACCAAGAAGACCGGTTCCGGCCCAAGGCCGCATATGGCCCTGGTGGATGAGCTCCACGAGCACCCGGATTCAGGCATCATCGAAATGCTGGAGCGGGGATTCAAATTTCGCCGACAGCCGTTGCTGTTGATGATAACGAACTCGGGGAGCGATCGAACAAGCGCTTGCTGGGACGAGCACGAGCACGCAATCAAGGTTGCGGCAGGAAATCGAGACGCAAAGGACGAGGATGCTCACTATCTCGGTGAGCCGCTGGACGACACAACATTCAGCTATGTGTGCGGCCTGGATCTTGGGGATGATCCACTTACCGATCCGTCATGCTGGCAAAAGGCTAATCCACTTCTTGGGGTGACGATAACGGAGGAATACCTGGCTGGCGTCGTCAAGCAGGCCAAGGACATTCCCTCGAAGCTGAACAATATCCTTCGGCTTCATTTCTGTGTCTGGACCGATGCCGAAACGGCATGGATGACGCGCAAGGCTCTAGAGCCATGCATCAAAGAATTCGACAAGAACGCGCACCAAGGCAAGCCTGTTTGGATGGGTTGCGACCTTTCGCAAAATAAGGACATCACCGCACTCGCCTGTGTCGTCAAGACGGGTGAGATCGAGGTCGAAGCCATACGCGACGGCAAAGTTCAGAAAGTCAGCAAGCCTACTTTCGACGCCTGGATCGAAGCGTGGACACCAGGCGACACAATCGCAGCTAGAGAATTGAAGGACAAGCAGCCCTATCAGGAATGGGTAAAGGCTGGTTTTCTCAATGCCCCAAAGGGCTTGAGCATCCGTTACGATCATGTGGCACAAGCCGTTGCCGAATACGTTCATGGCTATCGAGTGCAGTGCCTAGCTTATGACCGTTACGCTTTTCGGCGCGGGTTCGAACCCGAATGTGCAAAGTTGGGCATTTCGGTCGAGTTTGTTGAGCATCCACAGGGCGGCACCAAGAAGGGCGAGCCGAACCAGGCTATGCTCGATGCAGCCAAAGCAGCCAACCGGAAGGCTGAAGGGCTTTGGATGCCAGGCTCTGTCAGGATGCTCGAAGATGCGATCAGCGAGGGCCGGATACGGCTCTTGCGCAATCCGGTGCTGATCTCGGCCATGATGTCGGCTGTTACTGACGAAGATCGCTGGGGCAATTACTGGCTCGCCAAAGAGCGGGCAACGAACAAGATCGACTGTGCGGTTGCGCTCTGCATGGCCGTGGGTGCTGCCCATGCCTACGAGGGTGCCCCTGCCAAGAAGTATCAGATGCTCGTCGTCGGGTAACGTATAAAGATCTTTATATCTAGTCGATCTTATGGCCCATTTTCATGGGCATTGCCCAAGGATCATCAACATGAACCGAGCCTATTCCGTATTGACGGTGAAAGCCGTCGATGAGGACCAGCGCGTCATTCGCGGCATGGCCACGACGCCGACACCGGATCGCATGGGCGATATCGTTGAACCGATGGGCGTCGAGTTCAAGAATCCTATGCCGCTTCTGTGGCAGCATCAGGCCGACAAGCCGGTTGGCACTGTGAACTTCGGCAAGCCCACCAAGAACGGCATCCCTTTCGAAGCCTCTCTTGCCCAGATCGATGAACCCGGCACGCTGAAGGACCGCATTGATGAGGCGTGGCAGTCGGTCAAGGCCGGACTGGTTCGGGCCGTCTCTATCGGCTTCCGCGCTCTCGAATATGCCTTCATCGAAGGAACCGGCGGCATCCGCTTCGAGAAATCCGAAGTGATGGAGCTTTCGCTGGT